GTCGAAGCAGTCGCAGAAACAGCAGCTAATTGCTGTGCCTTAGCATCAGTAATCTCTGAATTTGGATTTCCTGCTACCCAGTATTTATTTGCCATTTATTGCCTCCTTATGATTGGTCAGCGTAAACTACTGCTGTTGCAGTTTCTGTTTGTATCATACCTGCGTGATACCAATTAGTTCCATCAGACACCATTTTAACCCAAGTTCCAATTGAAGGATCTTTTAATGTCATTATTGAATTACTATTGCCATCAGGTAGTATTGGAGCTAAAGCTACTGCGCCAGTCGCATTTGTGTCATGAATAGCAAGACCACCTAAAAGGTAGTTTGTATCAGACTGCGTATCTATTATAGTATCTTCAGTTTCAGCGGCTGCCCCAGCGTACATAAACATAAAGTTCATACCTGCTGTTGGAGAAGGCAATTTAACAGTAATACCAGCATTTGCTCCTATTACTATAGTATCGCCAGAATTGGATGCGACTAATGTTGTATCAGAAGTAACAACTTGTACTCCATGACCTCCATGATTTAAATCGTCATCGACTGCGTTTGATCCATATAAAGGATTAGCCATTATTCATACCTCCTTATGAGTTTTTCCAGATAGCGTGTGCTTCGGGCATATTAATTTCCAAGCCAGCTTCTGTTTGGATTAAGTCAACCCTGCGGTCAACACCACTGTTCTCTAAAGTCTGAACACCTACATAAATAGCAGTATCTCTATTTAGTCCATTTCCGACCAAAGGTCTATAAGAAACGTACTTCATGTTAATACCAACCATGTTTATGTCAGTTTGATCAAGGTGAATATTACGAGCTACGTTCATATCTCCATAAGGAGTTGTGATCGTTGTAATATCAACACCAAAGACTTTCTTTTTTCCAACCATACCCATATCAGCTCTATAATTAGCAGATTGTTCCACATTATTGCGAAAATAACCAGTTAATTTATGTAGCCAATTATATGTAGCTGTATTTACAAAAAATACAGTTGCATTTGCATTGTTGTATCTTGGGTCAAGATATGCACTCATATCATCAAGAAAATCATCTTGAGTTTTTGAAGCAGTTGCTAATGTGAATTGGTTTCCATGAGTGTTAATAAAACTTAAAACACCATCTGTATACCATGCATCACTAGCTGTACTTGCAGTTGAATTAAAAAGAAGAGATTGTTCAATATCAAACTTATGTTCAATTAACTTTTCTTTCCATGTTCTTGCCCATTCACTAGAATCATACTTTAGCATAGTTGCTCTTGTAGTATTGTCCATAGCCATAGCCGTTTTCCAAATTTGAGTATTTCCAAACCCAGTTGAAAAAGGCTGATCTTTCCAAGTAGTAGGAAATCCACTACCTTGAGAAAATGCACTACCAACTACATATGAACGCAATAAAGATAATGATTCTTGACTTTGAGGGTCTTTTGCAGAATCCTCAGAGTGTTTATATGCCATGAATAGATTTGATGGAGTTCTAACCATTTCACCAGTTAACAATTTGCCTAAAATACCACTAACTGTTACATCAGCAACAGCAGAAACTTTAAATAAGGCATAATCGTTATAAGCATTACCTAAAGCAGAAGCTGCAGTAGGAATTTTTACAATTTGACCAACTGTAAAAAACTCAGGTTTAGTTCCAGAAGCTCCAATTCCTACAGATGTTTGACCATATATAGTTCCTTTATTGCCTGCGGATTTGTAATCACCAATCATCATTACTTTTGTAGTATTTGCTGTTAATGAGCCTCCATTTGAAGGAGTTCCAGTATCAGCAGCTCCATATGCATACGCATATCGTTTGTGAAAAGATGGTCTTCGTTCTGTGTATTTGAACTGTGGATCATCTGTTGGTTTCTTAGAAATTTTAGATACAAGTCTGAAAAAGGGATCTTGCGCTATTGCTAGCTCAGATACTCTACTTCCAAAATTAAACTTTCTTCTAAGATCACCAGTGGATAATGTTGAATTATCGTCAGCGACGCCTAAGTCGCTCAACTGAAAAATGTCATCAGCCATTGTTTAACCTCTTATTTTTGGAGTTAAAGCATCTGGCTAATAGTCTAAAAAAAGCTCAGCTATTAACCAAATGCGGAATCTAATGTCTTGTCAATCCCCAAAATTGCATCAAATAGTTCATCTTCTTTATTGCCTTTAGTAGAACTAGCAGACCCAGAAGAAGCTAAAGATTGTGGTTTCATTTGAGTTTGCTTAATATGATTAGAAGCTTTTTCAAAAACACCACTATCTCTTTTTTCTGCTGGTTGACTTGATTCTTTATCTTTTAAATATAAAATATCTTCAAAAGACAAAGACCTACTATCAGCGTAAGATTTAAATTCGTTCCATTGTTCTTCGTTCATGCCATGTTTTTGTTTAAAAGCATTTATTTCAGAAGATACTTTTGTTTCTTCTTTTTGCTTATTTAACTCATTTGTGAGTTTTCTTTGCACTACGTTGTCAATTGTTGAATTTAAAACTTTTCCAGAATCACTATCTGGTTGACTAATTGCTTCATCTGCGTCAAAAATAAAATCTTCGGGCAAATCAAGTTTTTCAGTCACTGTTTTTGGAGTTTGACCACCACTCTTGAAATAACCTCTCACATGATCGATTAATCCAGAGTCTTTCCTCATTTCATCAAGAATAGGTAAAAATGGTTCTAGTTCTTTTAAACGAGTGTTAAGTCGTTGTCCTTCTTTGCTAGAATCAGCGTACCTTTTTTTAAGAGTCTCGACATTCTCTTGCTGAACTTCACTTCCTTTTTCTTTGTTATCAGATAATGTTTGTGAAGAATCATTGTTACTTTCAAGTATTCCTCCGTTAACTTCTTGTTCTAAATTACTAAAAAAGTCACCAGAGTTATTGATGTCATTTGATACAGGGGCATCATTTGATGCGTTACCTTCTTCATTTGCCATTAATTGCTTCCTTGTTGTTATTTAAAATATACTAAAGTTTTTTATTGTCTTCCAATTCTTTTTCTGTTTTTATTTTTAAATCATCTTCCATTAATTTTCTATAATATTTCTGTTGAGCTTGAGTTTCAAGAACTTCTTTATTAACAGATTTAGAACCAGTATCAATGCCATGTCTAATGCCAGCTTGAATTAGTTGGCGTTTTAATGTTTCATTTTCGCCTTCTTTATCTTGCATTTGCGATTTCATGCCTTCCATTTGTTGTTGTAATTGAACATTTAAAGATTTTCTTTCAAGTATTTTTTCTTTGCCTCTTACATCAGTTTCAGCCAACATAGCAACATCATCAATAAGACCAGCTTGAAACCATCTAAAATATTCTTCAAGCAAAGCCCATCTATTAATTGGCATTACTGCTCCCGCTACAATTCTTATATCAAATCTTGCAGATGCATAATCATTCCATAATTGTACTTGTTCTCCATAATCATTATATATTGGAATATTTATTCTTGTTTCTGATTGATCGTAATCACCAGAAGTATTAGGTTGAACAATTCTAAAAACTTTATCTATTTGATAGTGAGATTGGGCGTGTTGTTTAAATATTTCCCCAGTATGTTCTAAACATGGTTCTAAAACGCTATTCATCCAAGCTTTAATTCTTCTAGTTCCAAATTCATCATTAGCTAACAATCCTCTATACGTTTCTGCTTGTTCTTGAGCAAACCCCATCATAGCACTTGGAATACCAGCAATATACTCCATATCTGATTTACCTTCTTGAGTTACTGTAAAAAAAGCATTGTTAATAGCAGCGGGTAATACAGGCGTAGGGGCAGCAAAGCCTTGTCTGTATTTTAATAAAGCTCCTGGAGCTGATGAATATTGTTCCCATTCTTCTTCAGGTACACTTCCTTCTTCATAAAGCCATCTTAAATTAGACGCTAAATTTGCATTATGAAGCATAACTTGATGAGCTTTGTTTACTTCTTGTTGTTTTCCAATCATAGGAATAACAGCAGACATTGGATAAGGAGTTCCTGTGTATAAATAAGGGACAGGTATTATTGGAAAATCAGTAATTGGTAATATATATTCATATAAACTTACATCACTTCCCAAACAACAAGACACTTTAATTCTTTTTTCGTGAAACAATGTAGCGTCTAAAATAGTTTTCATTACTGCTTCGTTTTTAATTAACTCTTTATATTCTTCTTCGCTAACAATTTTAGATTCAGTTCTATTTAATTCTTCTTGAGTTGCATAATCAATTTCAGATTTTTTTCTTTTTATTCCATAATCTAAGGCTTTTTTTGCTTTTTCAATTTCAAGCATAGCTCTTTCTTCAATAATTTCACCTGCTTGCAATTGTTTTTCTATATTTAATATTTTTTCTTTTGTTGCAACTTGAGATTCTTCAGCATATTCTGCTAATCTTTGTTCAGAAACTATTTTTACATTTTCTAAATCTTCTGGAGTTGGATGAATTTGAATAGTTAAATTATAAAAAGGCAATCTTACTCTTTCGTAACACTCATAATAATCAAGTTTATCATCTTTTTCTCCAGATTCAGCAACAGTTGTAATAATATCTTCTGCAATAATAGCGTCTGATTCATTTCTATCTGCTTGTGAATAGCTTTCGTGTATGCCTTGTTCACTTGCTTTTTTAATTTTTCTTTTTTGGTTAGGAAACATTTGATTTAATTGACTTCTTGTTAATACCTTTTTAACAATAATAAAAGAAGCGTCTCTAAATAAAAAATCTCTCGACATTGGATCTGGATATACATCATAAGGATCTATTCTTTTAAAAACAACATCTCCTTTTCCATTATCTAAGTTCATATCTACATCTACAAAAAAATATCCACATCCTTTAGCTAGACAATCTAAAATAACACTTCCGTAGACAGATTTACCATTTGATAATCCCCAACAATAATCAGAAATATCGCTATGTATTTGAGCAATATTTGCATCACTGCCATCTACTCCTACAGCTTTCCATCTTGGATTATTTGCTGTAACAAAGTATTTCATAGTTTCAATAATAGGAGTTATTCTATTAATTTGAAATGTAGGCATACCAGCTTCTTCTAAAGATGATTTTTCTTTAGAAGTTAATTGGTCATTAAGATAAAAATCATATCCTTTTTGACTAGAAGATTGCCACTTTATTCTTTCTTCTGAGTTAGCAGTCCTCCACATATTATGAACTCTCTCACTTGTTTTCATTTTAGCCATTATGCCACCACCCAAGCTTTAGCTTTTCTTTTTGGTTTTATCCACTTTCGCTTTTTTCCTTCTCCTTTTGATTTCATATTTGGAGGGAATGCGTGTAAAAGTGAGTAAAATAGTGTCTCAATTGTATCGTCATGTGCCATTTTTGACCCAAAAGTAACTATTTCGTGTATTAAATCAAACATATTGTCTCGCAAATATACTGTTCCCGTGCTAAATCTGCCAGATAAACCAGAATAAATTTTATTTCTTTTTTCTCTTCCACCTGGCTTTTCTGGAATAACAGCTATTTCAAATTTATTTTCTATTCTTCTTCTTTCATTTAAAGATTGAAAAACAGATCTATTCATAGCAACGTCTTCAACTGTGCTAGAAGTACAATGATATTTTTGATGTAATTCCATAATATAATCTACAACTCCTTTTTTACCAATAAGCTTATCGTTTAATCCTCTAGCTCCAATAGTAGGTATTGATCTATGTCTTTCATATTCTAATACATATACATTATTATTAGGATCAATAGCAACAACCATTATTACAGAAAAATCTGAACTTCTTGTATCAATATCTGTAGCTGGATCACAGCCTATAAATGTATTACATGGAAATTTTTCACCATCAATAACTAAATAATTTATATCATTATCTCTTTGATAGTATCCATTCCAATGTTTAATATATTTGTTTCCCCAGACAGAATCTTCTTCATTCTGTACTTCAAGTTCATACTCTTGATAGTAACCTTGAGCCCTGCCTGCCTCTTCATATTCTCGCTTTATTTTTTGAAGCTTTTTCTTAGGCATATAAGAAGACCATAAAACTCCTCCTTCCATTTCTGGTTGAGTAGATTTATAAGTAATTACATCCCATGTATATTTAGATTTATTTTTTGCTTTATCATATCCATCTAATATATTTTGACAAAGACTATCGTAATGAACTGGAGTTCCTGCAAATATAAGCCTTCCACTATTAACATCTAAAGCAGGTCTTACACCATTATATACAATATTTTTAATTTTTTCTCTAGCATCTTGAGTTACTGTGTTGGTTTCACTTTCAGTGTCATCTAATGCAACAAGATCATATCGTTTTCCTAAATAGTTTTCTCCACGAACACTAGATAAGTTTGATCTACTAATCAATTTAGCTTTTGTACTAGTAACAATATCAGTTTCAGTCCATTTTTCTCCAACTATATTTCCAAAATAATATTGAATCATTTCATTGGTTTGAAAATGTTGTTTAATGTATTGAAGATTTAATATAGACTTTCTATGATTATCAGAAACCCATCCCATAAATAAAAACTCATTAGGGTCTTTAAATAATATTTTATGCATAAGGAATGTTTTAAATAATTGAGTTTTAGCACTTCCTCTAGGTAATATTAATGCGAGAGATTTTGTTGTATTTTCTAATAAAGCGTCTGCAATTTGGTAATGAAATTTAGGAGACTCTGATTTTCCAAAATCTCCAGATAAAAATAATTTACCAAATGCAATTAAATCATGCCTAGCTAAGTTAAGAACTTTATTAGCTTCAGATACATTTTGTTTGTTTATGTTTATTTTTTGCTTCGTTTCCATGTTAAGTAATCAGCTGCTTCCTCTGGATCAAATATTGTTGTAATTAATCTATTATCATCGTCTGCATATTTAGGATCAATAATAGTCACAGGGCAATTAAATATATTTTTATCATCTAACCCTAGTTTATCAGCATAGCTATCCATTATTTTAAAAGATGCAACTTGTAAAGCGTGGCTAATTAAACCTTTAGCAGGGTCTTTTAGAACTTGATAACCTGAAACATGAGTATGCCCACAAGTCAATATATGATCTTTCCATCCCATTTGAGCTGCTTTAGCTATTCCATGAGCTGTGTTCCAAATACTATTTCCTTTAAATGTATGTCTTGAATTAATTCTAACTTGTTTTTTATTAGGGAATATAAGATTCATTCTCGCTCCAAATCTTTCATAAACTCCTTGATGATCTCTCATAATAAAATCTAATGGATCTCCATCTCCACTCCACACATCATGATTTCCTGCAACTAAATATAACCAATTTAATTTATTTACAAAATACTCAGTAAGTCTCCAAGACTCTTTAGCTGAAGTAGATTGTTGTCCATATAAAGCAGCAAGTCTTCCAATCCAATTGTTTTGAATATCTCCAAGATTTCCAGCAAACATTCCTTCTGTATTATTAATAACATTAGTATAGTGAATAATTTGAGATAAATCAGTTCCGTCATCATCAACATGAGGGTCTCCAAAATGAGCAATTCCTATAACTCCATCTATGTTAATTTTAATATTAATTAAATTTTTACTTTTTTTATGAATTAATTTTCTTTCATATTGTTTTAATCTATGACTAATTAAATCTTCAATATCAATACTGTCTGGTTTTTTGTTTTCTACAACAAAAGGATTTTTTTCAACAACATCTGGATTTAATGTTTTTGCACCACAGCTATTGCAATACCACACTTGTTTTTTTTCTAAATTTTTTTTTGATTTAATATTACTAAAACCATCTTTTCTTAAAGATCTTGATCCACATTTTGGGCAACCAATAATATTACCATCTTCGTTTTGCCTAAAACCATCTAAAGCTTTTTGTTCAGACACTATTTTTGAGTTCATCTTTATTCCCTTCTTTTAGTTGATTATTGTTTCTCACAGCTCCTTGTAATTGGTCTTGAGAAAATCCTGCAAAAAAACCGACAGCACTATTATCTTTTTTAATATTAGAACTTGTGCCTATAATTTTTCCTAATTCTTTAGCTGATTGCAATACTATATTATCATCTGGACTGCTATCTGATAGCATTTTTAATCTACTTAAAACATATTCGTGGTCTATTCCTAAAGTTTTAGCTATATCATTTACACCTTTTTCTATTTCATCCATAACTCTTTCCTGTTTTAATAATAATACTGCTTTATTTTTAGCTTTTTTAAAATCTTGTGTTCCATATACATTTTTAACTGCGTCTATTGCTGGTTGACCTGTCATTACTTGAGTAGCAAACATATGTTCTTTTTTGGTAATTTTTTTTCTAGAATTAAAATTTTCGTTTGAATTAGTAATTCTTTTTGAAAATGTGTATCTATTTGGATGTTGGTTAAAATCTGTATCCATAGAGGCTTTTTTGTTTAAAAGAAAACTTCCAACAATTGTCCTAACATAGCATTTATTAGATTTATAATTATCACTGTCTTTAGGGTGAGTGATTGTTCCTTTTTTTAAAATTTGAACTATACCACCATCATCTGCCTCTACCCAATCTCCTTCTTTTGGATCATCTTTCCAATATTTATATTCTTTATTTAAACAATCTTTAAATTCTTCTTTAGACTCATAAACAATATGCTCTATGTTTTTGATTTTTCTAGATTCGATAAAGAACCCCCCCTTTTTTCTTGCTCATTATCTAATACTTTTACAAATTCTTTAATTAAAGTGTTTACTTCTTTTGGAATTACATAAACCATTCCATCTATTTCTATTGGTATGTAATCAGATGCTAAACCAGACAAAATAAACTCTTGTCCTTCAATTGGCATATCTGCTAACTCTTCTATTAATTTACCCATGTTATAAGTTAATACAATTACTGCTTTAATGTACTACTGTATTTATATTTTATTTTATATATAATATATATCCCCTCCCTCACCTCCTTAAAATTAGATGCTATGTCAAATTAATCCTAGATTTTTTTTCTGAAAAAATTGTAGAAAAATGCAGAGCAGCCTATACTTATACCCCATACCCTTAAAATCGTTTTTCTTAATTATGAAAAGGAGTTACATTATGTTTACATTCGGAATCGTAAGAATGATCACAGAAACGCTGGTTAATCCTAAGACGGGTGACACGACAGAGATCAAAGTTCCTAGAACTTTCTTGGTCGATGTTGATCTTGATGCTAAGACTGCCGTCTGGCAAGGAAAGAATCGTACGCCTTTCGAGATCTCTGATGAGATTATGGCTTGGGTTAACACTCAAGTCTAAGAAAGAGGGAACTTTGTTCCCTTTGGCTGTGTGATATAGTGCTGAGCAAAATCAATCACGCTAAACTGCTCAACGATTTGAGGCTATCTTCAATAAGTGGAGTACACAACTAATATATCCCACATTTAAAATTAAGTGTATGTAGTAATGAGTAGCCTCTTTTTAAATTACTTGAGGTAGTTCCTTTCCAGTACTGTTTGGAACATTTAAATGAGACACCATCATCCTCAAGTATAGTAATATTAGCTTTATCTCAATAACATGGGTAATAACATTAATAATAAATAGGAGTCATTATGTTTACAGAAATAATAATAGGATTGTTTCTTTGGGGAACAATAATAGTAGGAATTGTAAGTTTGTTTAAAGAATTATAATGGGAATAAGTGTCATTAGATGTTATCCACTAGATAAGATTGAATCCCTTATCATAGCGATATGCTCTGTGAGTAAGTCTATTCCCAAACACATCTAAAGCATAGATAGGATTTAGTTTCCATCACACTAATAAAGTGAATGGTCTATGCAAATATTGCGGGGATTGCTGGTGCAAAGCGAGGTTCATATCCTTGTACTAGGTGGTTCGACTCCATCCCCCGCTACAATTAAAAAAAAGAAGAGAATAAAGAGAAGGATTAATTAACCTGACATTTATTTGATACTGAGCCATAGAATACAACTTAACTAAGGGGTTGCTATGGATTGCTAAGAGCGTAAGATTATAGCTGGGAAGTTATAATAGTGCCTCTACTTCAAAGAGCCGAAGGGGTCATAGGAGTAACTGTCAAGGATTAGCAATACGTTCTAGAAACTAAAGATAAGAACTTTAGTAAAACGGAGCATCATAAAGTGATAGGTGAAAGTTATCATCTTGAGTCACTTGCTAGTAGGTCAACAGTCTAAGATTAAGCAATTAATCATGATATGTTATAGGATACCGAGTCTAATCAACTTTAGTCCTAGCCGATAAGCCGAGAGGTAGAATGAGTAGATGCAAACGTGACCTGAAAAGGCAATAAAAATAAATAACCTAGAATAGAAAGGTAATCAGTATGCTTACGAGCGGTAAACAATCCGTCCTAGATATAACTCTGTGCTTAAATCTTTCGAGTACTTCTTTTTTTTATATATAAGCTCTGTCTAGTTTAACTTCTTCTTAAAAGTATTATATACGAAGTTGAAATGAAACAATTAGATCAATGCTAAATTAGGCAGGGCAAAAATTTATATTTTTAAATTGAGGGGAATAATCAGTAGTAATTATTTATTTTCTATAGTGTTAGACTCGCATTAACATTAATTAGAATGGAAATTATAAAACTACAAGTGGTTATGAGTAACACAAGTTTGTGTACAGACAAACGTTTGAGAAACTAAGACTGTAATCTTAGGAGCGAAATAATACTGGAAGTGCGAGAGTAGTTTCGATTCAGAGAAGTTATAATGTATAAATAATGTATTTCCCTCAAATATTTTAATAATAAAAGCCTAGTAATTATGATAACCTTAAAGATTCCAACCTATCTTTATTAATGACTTATTTGTTATTAGGCTTTTTTAATATAGGAATTAATATGATAAA